TTTAATCCACGAGATGGTTAAAGGAGTGATGGAGGTACTTTCATATCATGGTTTACCAAAAGACCCTAAAACAGCTCAATTCGTAATGGAAAAAGCTGATTTTATGGAAGCTGAAAGTTGGGACATGAGACTTGGCCCACCAATATGGGAAAAATTTTTAAATTGTATTCCAGCTGAAGACTACGGTTTGAAACATCATGTATATACTGAATTAGTAGAATTACCAGCTGATGAGTTTCACGAATCCTTTAGGGAAGTGCTTATGGGTTCTAGAAAAGGTAAAGCACTTATAAATGAATTTCTTACTGAGATTAAAGACGAATTAAGAAACGATGAATTTGACAATGTAGTTGATAGAATTAGTGACGATGATTATTTAGGCCCAGAAGATTTAGATAATTTAGACACTGAAAATTGGTTCTTATAAAAACATTTTAATTTACTTTAAAGGCCCGTCATATGACGGGCCTTTTTATTTATTGCACTTTATTGGCTGTTTTAGTATATTTATATAGAAAAAAGGATGTTAACAGGTTCAGAAATATTACATGAATATACCGAGTGTTTATTAGACCCAGTATATGCAATTTGCACATATCTTAAAACTTTCGATAAAACACAAGAAGGTTTTGTGCAGTTTAAATTGTTTCCAAAACAAATACAAATCGTAGAAGCGTATAGAAAATATAGGTTTACTATGATTACAAAGCCGAGACAGGCTGGTGTATCCACAACTTCCGCTGCATATGCAGCAACCAAAGCAGTATTTGCTGACCCTAACAACCCAGAAGCTATTTTGATTGTTGCAAACAAACAGGAAATGGCGTTTGAATTCTTAGATAAAATTAAAGATTTCATTTCTCAATTTCCAAGATGGGTTTGGGGTGATGAATATTATGGTACGTCAGAAAAAGAAGGTAAGAGTATATATTCAGTTGAATCTAAAAAAGAAATAAAATTACCTAATGGTAGTAGAATTAAAGCGGTTGCAACATCTAAAGATGCGCTTAGGGGATTCACACCAACATGGTTAATAATGGATGAAGCAGCCTTTATTGATGATGGTGCTATTGTATTTGGTGCCGCATTAACTGCTTTAGGTACTGGTGGTAGAGCTACATTAATTTCTACCCCAAATGGTATGGATGCTTTATATCATAAAACATATGAACAATCTAAAAAGGGTAAAAATGATTTCCATATTATTGAGATGAAATGGTATCAAGACCCTAGATATACAACCAATCAACAAACCAAAGTAAGAGACCTTATTTGGATTCATGAAGAGAATAATGATGATGTTATTGAAGAAATTAGATATATTAATTTCGGAGATTCTGAAGAAAGTATATTGGAGGTTTATACCCATTACGAAAATATGGTGAATAAAGGTTATAAACCTAGTTCAAGTTGGTATAGAGAAATGTGTCGTGGTATGAACAACGACAAAAAAATGATTGCTCAAGAACTTGATGTATCATTTATTGGTTCTGGTGGTAATGTAATTGACGATAAATACATTATTATGCAAGAAAGACAAAATGTATCTGAACCATTATACACAGCTGGTGATAAAGACGAAATTTGGATTTGGGAAGAACCTATTGAAGGTCATGAATATATTTTATCGGCTGACGTTGCTAGAGGTGATGGTGGAGATAATTCAACAATTGTTGTGATTGATTTCACAACTATGACACAAGTAATGGAATATGAAGGTCAATTACAACCCGATTTATTAGGTACATTGGTTGATGAATATGCTAGAATATATGACGCATTAGTAGTAGTTGATGTAACTGGTGGTTGGGGAGTTGGTACTATAACACAATGCCAGTACTTAGGTACACCAAATTTGTATTATGATGAAACATCAACAAAACCAATGGAAAGGGCAACAAATAAAGCACCTAAAGAAAGTAACATTGGTAAATATCCTGGGTTTAATTGTACTGCGGGTAGGAGAGCACCAATAATTAGAAATTTAGAAAAGATGGTAAGGTTAAATGCAATTAAAATACGCTCTAAAAGGATGACATCTGAGATGAGAACATTTGTATTTAAGAATGGAAAAGCTGACCACATGGAAGGGTATCACGATGATTTACTTATGCCATTGGCGTATGCTTTATGGGTTATGGAAACATCATTTAAAAAATTGAAAGAGGCTAAGGCTAAAACTAAAGCTATGTTGGCTGGATGGGTTAGAAATGATGGTAGAGTTGGAGTTACAGATGACGATTTAAAGCGTAATGGATTTATATCTAAAGCTGATAGAAAAAAGAAAGTAACTGCTAAGAAACCAAACTTTAGTCCACAGGTATCTAAAAATATGCAAGACCCAAAAGGTAATTACATGTGGTTATTTAGCGGTACTAAATAATAAAAATACATTGATTTATTTAAAAAATATAGTATAATTAATAAAAAGAATTAAGATGGCAAAAAAACAAACAGTTTTCCAAAGATTAAGTAACACTTTTGGGAAAGAAGGTTTAAACCCAAATGTTGAAAAAAGGAGTAATAAATATTCTCTTGGTAACAGTAAAGAAATATTACGAACTCAATCTAAACAAGAGTTCGATGTAGCTAAACTACAAGCGCAACAAGATAAGTACTTAGCTGGTATGTGGTCTAGAGTTGATGGTGAGTTATATCAACAAGCTATTCATTATGAAACTACAAGAGTTGGTTCCTATTCAGATTTTGAAACAATGGAATTTTATCCAGAAATTGCTGCTACATTAGATGTATTTAGTGAAGAATCAACAACACCAAATGATAAAGGTGATGTTATTAACGTTTACTCTGGTAGTAAAAGGGTTAAAAGAATTCTTGAAGACTTATTCATAAATAGATTAGATATTCACACATCATTACAAATGTGGGCCAGAAATTTACCAATAAGGAAAGATAGTGTAATTCCATTATTAAATGGGACTAATAAAACAATTATTGAGATTTCAAAGGAATTAAAAGAAACTCCAGATAAAGAAATCTGGACTTATTCAATTCAAGATGGAACTAAAAATATTTTACCAAGTAAAATTGTTTGGTGTGATTTGACTAGAAAAAATAGTGAGTTATATAGAATAACGTTAGATAATGGTACTCATATTGATACCACCCCAGACCATGAATTTTTACTAAGAGATGGTTCATATTTACGTGCTGATAAATTAACTGAGGGTCTTAGTCTAATGCCATTCTATACTAAAATTAGTGAAAATGAACGTGTATCTGGTTATGAGAAAGTTTACAACCCAAATACAAACCACTATAAATTCACACATGGATTAATTGGTCGTGAAATGCATAGAGATTTGAAATATGAAAATAGTGTTGATGAAAAGTTTGTTACCCATCACATAGATTTCAATAAATTCAATAACTCACCGTCTAATTTAGTTAGAATGAGTGTTAGTGAACATAATAAATATCATGGTAGTTTAGCTGATTTTCACTTGAAGAGTCCTGAAGTCACTGAAAAAAGAATGATTGGTATTAATAAATGGCTTCGTTCTGATGAACGTAGAGAAATGTTATCTAATAAGATGAAGGGTACATACCCTGACCCATTTAAAAAATATAATTCAAGTTCTTTACATGAAACTCACAATGACATTAGAAGTGATGTTATGAAAAATTTATGGGGTGATGATGAATATAAATCTAACACATCAAAAAAAATGCGTTATAAATTGAGTGGTAAAGCTATCAACATGATAGAGGTACTTATTAAAGAGACTCCAAATTATATGTCATTAGATACTTTATGTGGTAAATTAAAGAATGAACCAAAATTCACCAAAGAATTCATTACATTTAATAAACACATTAAGCGTGATGCGATTAAAGGTATAAATAGGAGAACTATAAATGAACTTTTAAAAAGGACGTTTGAAATTGATTATTTAACTTTCGTTGAAGGTTTAAAGCCTAATATGGTAAATGATAACACTTATATTAGAGCTAAAAATATATCTGAAACTAAAAAAAATAAGACAATTCTTAATCATAAAGTAGTTAGTGTTGAATTATTGAGTGAGGGTGATGATGTTTATTGTATGGAAGTGTTAGGACCAAATGGTGAAGGTGATAGACATAATTTCCCAGTTTGTACCAAAGATGATGAAGGTAATTTTAAACGTGATGGTGTTTTTGTATCCAACTGTAAATATGGTGATAATTTTGTACAATTAAATATTAGTTCTAAAGGTGGCGTTACTGGAGTTAGACAATTACCTAACTTTGAGATTGAAAGAAGAGAGAATGATATCAATGGAATTATTTCACCATCTCAATTAGAAGCTATTAATCAAGATGAAACTAGAAATAAAACAGTATTCTACTGGAAAGGTAGAGATATTAGTTTTGAATCGTGGCAAATTGCTCACTTTAGACTTTTAGGTGATGATAGAAAATTACCTTACGGTACTTCATTTTTAGAAAAAGCAAGACGTATTTGGAAGCAATTAATTTTAGCTGAAGATGCTATGCTTGTTTATCGTGTAACAAGAGCACCAGAAAGAAGAGTTTATAAGATATTTGTTGGTAATATTGATAATGAAGATGTTGGTGCATACGTGGATGACATAGCTAATAGATTTAAACGTACTCCACTTGTTGACCCACAAACAGGTCAAATGGATGTTAGATATAATCAATTAGGTATTGACCAAGATATTTTTATTCCAGTAAGAGATGAAAATGCACAAACACCTATTGATACTTTACCAGGTGCGCAGAACTTAGACCAAATTGCTGATATTGAATATTTACAAAGAAAATTATTTAC